GCGTAATCGTTATCTGCAGCATATGCTCTCATCTTACTTGCTGACATTCCTGAAACATCATCCATGTCAGGATCTCTATCACCTGCAGATACAACTTCAATAGAATCAAAAGTATAATCTTTTCCGTTATATTTTTGTAAGAGAGTGTTGAATTCGTCTATGCGATCTGAACCTACAACCACGACGAGCCTTGAATAACTTTTCTGTAATTCTTTTGCTACTTCGATGATTGTCCTTGCATTAGATTTTACAACATACTTCCGGCCAAACAGGGATTGTCCATATTTTAATTTTTGGTCGTATGTTAAAGGATTTTTCTTTGCATCTTGTGTTTTTGAAAGGTATACTAGCGGGGTACCTTTTTCATCAATAGCAACAGAAATAATTTTATTTACAAGTTTTTCATGGCCTACTGTCGGAGGGTTCATTCTACCAAATGTGATAACTGCGGTTCCTGAAACAGCCTCTTTGATTGTAGGTTCGGTATCGACATATTTGTCTGCGTCAAAAGATTTTGCTGAGTCCTTTTTAACAATACCTTTACCAGTATCTTGGTCGCTCTTCTTATCTTTACGCTTTTTAATATCTTTATTATCAGTGTCTTTGATATTATCAAAGTCTCTTTGGTCATCAACAGATGCCGCTGATGGCGATGTCGTATCTTTTTCTAATAAGCTTGACATTAATATTTTCCTAAATTTAATTTGCTAGTACTTTTATTTATAATATTTTGCGAATGTGTCAATAAATTTATAGTTTCTGTTCGCAGATTGACTCCAAATCGTAGATTCTCTTAAATATCCTATAGCAGGTGTTGGTGACATAATTGCTAAAGGTACCTTTGTTCTGCGTTGTCCTTTAATGAAATACGCATTATCAACAGCACCTAATATACCGTGTCTTTCTATTTCTGTTACAAGTCTCTTTGCTGTTAATTTTGTCATCATATATGCATGAGCACCTTCATGCCCAGCAATAGGTATTAATTCTCTAGGTTCGTTCTTGGCATCTAAAAATCTATAATCATGATAGTTAGGTAATTTATAACCAAGAGCAACGATTAAGTTATCAGGTACATGTATATCTGGTTTATAATACATTAAAGCATCGTGCTCTAATACAATACCAACTTCATCATCACCATCAGCAATCTTTTTCCATATTGCTCCATGCCCAGCTGAACAAATGTTTGCCTTTTGATGTTGGTTTGGATTATCAATCTCCATCATAGGTTCGTAAAACTTCATACGAATACCAGTTTCACACCAAGCCATACGACCCGTGCAATTAGACCAACCATCAAAATATTCCCAATTCAAATCAATCACGTCACAAGTTTGAGCACACATCTTTGCGTACTCGTGAGACTTCGGATCATCATGTCTTAGGATATATGCTTTCACTTTGTTAATTCTTCATATGTTTCAAAATCTAATTTAAAATGATTACGTAAACTATTCATTACTTCATCATCAAATTCAATCTCTGCGTGACGGTCTTTTCTAAATCCTGACTTATGTCTCGGCATTGGATGTTTTACTTCTATATTTAAATCTTCCATCAATTTGTTAAGTTCTGTTTCTAAATTTTCGTATAACCAAAACTCACCACGTAATTTACCTTCATACATTAATAAATCTGTTTGTTTAAGCATTGTATTATATTCACGTCTTAACGAATATCCGTCAGGTGAGAATGATTTATATTCTTCAAGAGTAGCAACCGTATTTGGTGCCCACCACTTTTTCATAAAATAATAAAAACTTTTCTGTCTATCTACAGGATTTCTTAATACACTAATACAACGATAATTCATTATAATATCAGGTGTAATAACTCCTTCACGAATTAAATCATTTAAGCTAAAATGAAAATATTTAAAAGGACGATTACGATTTACAATATGTTCGTTTAAAGTACCAGGAATTCCTGTATCATCAATCTCTGTATAGATTGCATCAGGGTCGTCAATATTTTTAATTAAAAATTCAGATAAACTACTACTGCCTGTCTTTGGCGTTCTTAATACTAAAATTTTATACTTCTTTGATAAGTACATTTACACTCCTTGCGAATAATCTTTTAACCACGGCATTCCGCCATCAAGAGCAGTTGAACCCCAATGCTGTTCTGCATAAACTTTATCAGGTCCTACATATCTTGGATAACCTTGCCTATACCATTGAGGTATGAAATAGTGGGATGGAAAAATATGTAATTTGTCTCTATTAAAATCTAATAACCTTGCTAAGAAAAAGTTTCCTGTTGATTCGTGAGGCTTTTCGTGTAATTGTGCTGGTCTTAATTGATGTAAGTTTCTTAGAATCATATCCAAGAATTTATTACCTGGGTTTGCTGCCATGATTGGTGATATTGATTTTGGTAATACTCTTTCACATTCATATACAGTATAAGCTAACTTTGGGTCTTGAACAAATAATTCAGATACATCGTGTAAACATTCTGAATCTGCTTCAGGCCAAAATCCACCTCTCTCATAAATTAACTCATAACGAATTAAATCAGCAACACCTGCCCAAGTACCTCTTCGATAATATTCTTCTATTAAATGTTGATTATACCATTTACGATTGTGTAGCATTTCATCGGTGAATATACTATATTCCCAATCTGGCATTTTCTCTTTCCAAGTATTCATCCATTTTAATGGAGGATCTTTAGGACCAATCCATATATGAGTCATCTTCTTTTCAATATTCATAATCGCTGTATATACCTCATTGCCGCTCGAGCGTTATCTTCGGACTGTAATTTTATATATTGAATATCCAGAGTTTCAAATTGATGGACAATAGCAGCATCAATTTCTAATGACTCTTCAAGATCTTGTGCACGACCTTTTTGTTCAAAGTCACCTTGACGACCTAACATAAAATTAATATTTGTCTTATATAAATTATAACACTCTAAAGCCATCTTGTCAATTATATCTGAATATAAGCTTTCACCATAACGACCGCGATATATTGGACTTAACAAGACAGGACTATCAGTAATAATATAATCTACCTTATCAGCTAATCGTAATATCTTTCTATGTTGATGTCCAAGAACCCAGAGTTGGTCTTGAAGCATTGGAATGTTACCTTCCCAAACACATTCTTTAGCAAACTCATCTGTTAGTTCAACATTATAGCCTGCGATTTTCATATTGTAAAACAATCCTGCGGCAGCAGTAGATTTACCTGAACCCGGTCCTCCGTAGAAATTAATGACCGTCACGTTTTTCATTATCAGTTTCCTTTTATTACAAATCGTTCCTGCGAAAAATATTTCTGCTTTGCATATTCTTCTTCAAATTTAAAGTTATGTCGATAAAAAGAATCATACCTTTGATTATCAACACTATTATGTTCGCGTGAAAAAGTTTTTGTTCTTTTAAAATCCATTCCATATACTGTTACCCATCTAGGATTATATTCGTTAAGTAAATATAATAATATGGATCCTGCTGAAGGATTACCTAATTCTTTTTTACACTTTCTTTTTATATCAGAACCAAACTCTACATCGTCTAACTCAAACGCTCTATCTGCATTTGCTCCTAATAAGTTAAGTTTATGATATTTACCCGAAGAAAAGAACTCGTCGGTTCTTGGTCCTCGGTATTGTTTTTGAGAAGTGATAAATTTTAGAACATCCCAGAATGCCCATATAGTATTCCGAGAGCCATGAGAATGGCGATTATTATCGTAATAAATTGCCGTGTCGTTAATTCTTATAACAACGTCGTGATCATCTATTTCACTTCCATATTGATAATCAAACAAACTTTGGCTGTTTCCAACCAAGGCGACTGTCTTTTTATCAATAAGATCTTTCATCATAAACCATAATGTATATTATATCATAATTGGGCAGGATTGTCAACCACTAAGCGGGGTTATCTACTAGTATAATATCAAAAGAAGATGAAATAACTGAACCAGTGTCACCAGTTCCTCTCACTTCAATATCAGTTTTTTCTGGAAAGCGCAAAGGAATTGAATAATTCTGAGTAGTATATCCGCCTACGATATCCATAATATCTCTTG